CACAGGATAACACACCATCAGTTACATGAGTGCAAAGCTGGGAAATCCAGGCATCGACTGCTCTTGCAGATCTGAGCTCATTCTATGGCCCAAAGTGCTATGTCCTCCCACGTATAGGTGTTGGAGGTGAAGGAGGAGGATATAACTAAAACAGCAACGAGACAACAATACTCCGATCAAGACACTCAATCACTATCATAGTCAATCTCATTCTGTCCATTTCTATATTCCAGGAGACATCAAGGAGATGGCTTCATCAGTGATGATAGACTATACCACTGTTATACCAGCATACCAGGCCACACCCACTGAAAACCAAGTTGCATCAAGTGCTCCTACCCCCAAACAATATACAAGAGCGGCAGCAGTAGCCGTACCCATTGTGAAAATACCGCCACCTACAGATAACCCTCAAGACCTGGTCACCAGGTTTGAGACCCTAATGAGCACTGCAAGCTCAATACTGACCAAAGCAGAGCTGGCCGAAATTATGGGAATAGGATTCTGCATCACCCCACCGGGAATGGAGGAGCCTGCCATGATGATGGTTGCAGTTGGGGCAGTGACCCAAGCCCTCACCATGGGACAGATACCAGCAACATATGACTCACGGGCGGCTGCTGCCAATGCGATGATCAACATTGATCCTGATGAGGAGGAAGATAAATCAGACACCCCCAAGAAGCCTGCTGAGGAATCGGCCGGTAGTAAGGCTGCTGCTATAACCTACATATGCCTCAGCTTATTACGCCTTTGTGTCAAGGAGGTTGACACATTCCTCAAAGGGGTTCAGCAGTTGAAATCTTCATACCATATCCTCATGGGGGCTCACTCAGAGTACATGACTTCATTCCAATACTCAAGGGGTATGTGTTCAAACATAGCATCCCTGTTCAATCAGTGTGAAGACTTGAGAAGGACTTTGGCCCATCACTGCGCCATAGCTGATGAAACATATCACCAGGCAAGGAATGTCCACGGGCCATTAAGGTTCTTAATCCTACAGCATATGGATCTGACAGGGATGATTCCCTATGGGATGTATATTGATCTTAAGATGGGACTTCCTTTACTATCCCCGGGTCTCCTCCTAACATGGCTTCATGATGCACATGTGTCAAATGTGCTTGCATTAATCTCTGAGATAAATACTAAGTATGACACCCTGACCAGTGGTGACAGGTTTTGGAGGTATAGTCGGGGCATTGATCCTGGATTCTTCCTACCCCTACAACAGTCAAAATGCTATATCCTCATAGCAAGGATGGCTGACATTCTAGTCAGAAGCGGGATAGTGAGTGTAACCCAGTACTCTGACCCAAGGAATGCACGTTGTATAGCTGACAAAACTACTGTCAAGGCTCAGGCAGAAATCTTCGGCAAGGAATTCTGGGCTGCATACAGCTCACTCTCTGGATCAAGCGCCGACTCAGGCCCCGTTGCTAAGACAATTGCCAGTGGGTCCAGAACTGGAAATATAACTGTCAAGAGGAATCTTCACCCCCGGGCACCTCCCCCAGCACCAGTCGTCAATATGCCTCCTCCTCAGTCATCCGCACCCGGTGCACTTGATGAGATGGTTGATGACGATGAGGCATAATAATCAGTGCAATCCCCATGGGATACATCACCTAGTGATTAATATTAGCAGATGAGGTATTTAAATAAAACATCAATGAGAGATTATAACTGAAGACTGACAACTCCCATTATACATAATACCACTCACCCAGTGTTCTTTAATTGACCAACAGGTAATCCACGATGAACATGATCGGCACCTCAACAAATATGTTCCCAGAAGTTCCAGAATCTTCACAGATCCAGACCGATATTGAGTCCTACGGTAGTGATGACCATGTGAGCACGTTTATCAGGAAGTGGCAGGCTCATGGCATAACACCCCCCATGACCCTCAGCAACAAGATCCGCGAGTGGGTAAAGACAAAAGGTGACAACAACCCCATTGTCCTGGATCAAAATGCTGTAGAGCTGGGGTGCATAATCTGGAATGCATGTGCTGAGCACCATCACCTGATAAACAAATCACAGGTAACAAAGATGTCTGACCTGGTGGACCAGCTGGGTGAACATATGAGAGGACAGTCAATTAGGCCTGATGAAAGACCACCCCATCAATCTTCTAAGAGGAAGCATGAAGATACTTGTTTTAACCCTGATATTGATAATATGATTGCAGATTCATGGACTGAAAAGAGGAAGGGACTCTTCGCAAAGAAAACCCCATCACAACTGTTGGAAATATTCTCCTGGCTCCTCATCGATTACCTGTCTGTGATAACCAAAACATTCACAGAGTCCTGGGTTACCAAGCAGGACCTTGCTGGAAGGATCGGTGATATTGCTGTGTTCTGCTTTCTTAACAAGGACACCCTTACTGATGAGCAGAAGACAATCATAAGGAACAGGGTGGTGGATCGACTGTCAAAATCGAAGAAGCCATGTTTGAATTGAGACAAATTATTCAAGGTCTTATGTTCCTAACCCTGTCCTGGTCGTCTCTATGCCTATGCCTAATCATCATTGAGAATGACGATACAACCTCTGCATACTACATGTTAAGTCTACTGCTATCATTTATGTCTGTGATCATCCTAAGGTAGTAAAACACCCGACCAGCCACAACATGCCACTCAGTGTAACACGCAACTTCTCCCTGATTTAAATAAAACATCAATGCATTGTGCATGTCTGCTATCATAATAATAATCACCATAGTTGTATTCATCTACATTCTCGCAAGCTTGCTCGCCCTCCTCCTTGATTTAAGATGTCAACACTGCCTGCGTCCACTATTCATGGCGCCCCAGCTCGGAATGAGGTCCTGGAGACAGCCCATAGGAGAATGGGTGGAAGGTCATCCGATGTAGAGGACTTCAACAAGACCCTTCAAACTGCGGAGGCATGGCAGAAGAAACTGATACAGAAACACCCCATAAAAATAACAGGAAAAGAGGGGGAAGGCAGAGTTACCATGATAAGGAGGCCATTAGTTTTCAACATCATGAATGCTGCATCTAACATGCTCAGTATTGGGAATAAGCCCATCTGGATAGTCGGTATAGCTATCAAGTGGGTTCCATCTTGTGATCTAGCAACATCAGGAACCCTGACTCTGTCATTACTGAACAAGGCTGTAACCAACCCTGTTCTGAGGGACAACACAGTTATGACAATGACCCAACGAGTGGCAACCCCTTTTGAGGTTCAGTACACATCATCCTCCAAGCATAGTGGAGGAACAGGAAACCCATGGATGTACAGTTACGAAGTGAAAAATATGGATGATGCCCCGGATGATATGGAGATGGGCACTGCCATTATAATGCCTATGATACGGGTGGATGAGAAAGCCAGCCAGGTGTATGGTGGAGTTCAGTGTAGTGTCTATGGTGGGTACTTCCCCCTTAATGTCCCTGTAGTAACATACTGTGCACCAGGTCCTAGGTTTAAGACGAATCTGAAGGATATCATGAGAAATGTGGAGATGCTCAAGAGATATCTAGGTGTTCAGGGATTCACTGATCTTGATGATGACCTTATATTTCACCTAATCCAAACCTGTGACCCGGACACTGCAAAAATAATAACTGAAGGAATATCGGGGAAAGTATGGGCGCCTCTGAAATCTGAGGAGGATAGGTCAATCATCAAGTCTCTGATCTATGACTGTAGAACTGGCAGAGCGGTGGCCTATATCACACTGAAGGACATAACCCATCTGGGAACCATGGGAGGTGATAAGAAGTTCACCTACACATGATCCACACCTTCAAGACTCAACAAACCCCGCACCACACGCTCAACCATCCTCCACTGTCAAGTCCAACATCTAGGGAGCATCTAGCTCTCATCCAACCCCCCCACTCCAAAGACCCATCCACCACAGGATAGCCCAAACATATTATAGAGGTAATATCTTATTTAAATAAAACATCAACAAGACCTTAAATATCTCTTCACAAGTCAACTGCAACAATATCACAAACCATACTAATCACTATTTCAACTCTCCTCAGGACAATGTCTGCATCCTCATCTCCAACCCTCCCTGAAGAATGCACAGTCATGTCTGTGCGCTCCAGAATTACCATAACGAGCACAGAGAAGATCGTCCCAGGTCCCGATATTACCGCCAAGATCATCCAGTCCCTCTCACTGATAAACTCCAAGGCAAAGGCTCCGGATGGTGAGGACGTCCAAGGCGACTGGGCCCAGATGATGGAGGAAGTTGCCAAGTTGTCAAAGCCCCAAATCTCCGGCCCCTTTGTGGATAAAGACCTGGAGAGAGGTAACATCTACTCACTCAACATGATTATTGGAGGCATTCTTGACTCCCAGTCTGGAAGAGCAGGGAAGGTAATGACACTCAGGACCGGGGGCTTGTATGACACTCCCAACTATCATATTAGCGGACGCTCTCAGGCCCCAAAAATCAACAAGGATGCCAGCCTGGAGATTACTGCTACCGTAGCCACAGTCAAGCGCCCTGTACCATTATGTAAACAGAAAATCCAGGACTATATAATCCTACCTAAGGTCGTCATTAATCCCCCCACGACAGGCAGAGGACCCAGTGGTTAGAAGTGTCAAACAATCGTCCCCTTCTGCTCTCCCTCCTATCAGACGTGGCTGAGGTACTAAAGGTTAAGAGGGACAGAGCTAGAACATCATATGTCCTAAAAGACCAATGACTTCAATCAGGACATGGGATAGTCCTCTATCAATAAATCACAACAAGTTGATATGTTTGTTTTGTATGCCCCAAGTCACTAATAGCTATTTATATTGTCCAGCTTAGACACCCTGTCCACCACTGATATTTAAATAAAACAACAACATAGTCATTATTGTTGCCAGCATTACCACCATCCACCATCACCAACATGAGCCTTTCCTGCGCATTAATCTACCTCTCTTCCCTGTTTATCATCAGGGGAATCACTGGTATGGACATTGTCCCAAACACTGTGTGCAGTCATCTGGGAGGGATTCACCATGAGGAATTTCAGCATCTTTGTCTGGGTGCATGTGAGTCTTCTTCATCAACCCCAGATATGACAAAGTACCTTGTTATGATGTCGTCCACTGACGGATTCAAAGCATATGGGTACAAGATCACATTGAAGCGAAGAACAGTATCATCTCACACATCTTTCTTCGGTGAGTGCCAGATCAGTGCCAGTGTGGTTGATGCAGAGCCTGGTGTTGCTGGACCATCCCTCATAAAAGAAATCATTGCACATGGAGGCCCTGGGGGCAGCATGGATTTCACAAGGGAACCCTCATGTAACTATTTCATGGACCATGAGGTTTCAGGAATCTTAGTAGATTACCACAGATCTCTAATGGAGGTGAAAGACAGCCCAAAGAATGGGTATGATGTAACATTCCTTGAGAGTGGTGCCCAGGGGTCAGGGTTGAGCGGACATCTATACTCAGGTAACATCCTTTTTGCCTGGGACATCACTGACCAAATACCAAAATGCAAGTTCAGGGTTGTAGGAAGTACAATGTGTAAGATAACAGATGATTTAGTCAAATGTAAGGGTGAGGAGATGAAAAATGTGGAAAGTTTGCCTGTGGACTGTGGCATTCAAATACATAAATTAAATGATGGAACCTACATCGGAGAGTCTCCTTCACGGCTGGAGACCTTGCCATCAAGCCTTGAAACATCAATCTATGGCCTCTATCAAAGGGTCAATGACATAGAAGGGATACTTTGCCAACACCTATGTCAAGAGGTTGAGGCAGATGGGATAATGCAACACAACGAGTTTCTAATGACAACACCAATTGGCAACTGGCTATCAGTGAAAGCCGATGACCATAGAATGATGTATCAATGTGTCAGCATCGTCAGCACCATCACCACACCACCTGTAATATGCGGAAGTGGACCACTTGTCCAGGTGATGATGGGGAACAAGCCGGTTTGGTGGAATGTCTCTAGTCCATACATAAACCCTGATACATCATGCATACCCGGCTTGTCCACTGAGATGATAGTGGATGGTAGAATTAAAACATGGTTGGGAGAAGTGAAACTGGGTGACAATGGTTATACCTTTGTTGGAAGGTACACTGATGTCCACTATCATCCTGCATTCAGACCATCCCAAGGGATGAGTCTAGTCAAAAGGGATGATCTCACACCACTGGTTCATGGGTTAGTAGCGGCATCAAAGGTGACATATGTCAAACACAACCTCGCTGAGCACAGCTCATCAATGGGATCCTCGATCCTCAGGTCAGTGGTTGGTGCTTTTGATGCTGCTGTTGGCTGGGTTCAGGGGCTGTGGCCTAGCCTCAAAGCATGGGTCATAAAACTCATACTATGGACCATCCTCATCTTAATAATCATACTAATCATATGGTTCCTAGTGTGGCTCATCAAACTGGTTATCAAAAGGAGGTTATCCCCCAACCCAGTCATCATCCATCAAGCAACACCAAATGGGGAGAACACTAGCCTTATGGAGTGGGCCAAACAGAAGTGAATTACGCACTTTACTGGCAGTGCGATTTAAGGTTAACATGAATTTAAACAAAACCAGCCAATCCCTCCTGAAATACCTTAAAATACTCATCATAAGACCCTTCTGGGTGCGTTGAGACAGAAGGGAGAGCACATAGAAGGTATTTCGCCAACATCATTACATGGTGCTATTTTAAGAACTTGTATATGTCTCCGTGTCCC